GGTCGATCAGGTTCACTTTGAAATTAACGACCGAATCGTGCTCAAAGAGCACGCGAACGGCGAGTGGCGGTATCGGGCCGAGACTGAGCCGGAAGATTGGCGATTCTCACGGGTCTGCCACCAGTTGGGATTGAAGATTGGGGCCACGCGGAAAGTAGCCGCTCATCATCGGGGCGAATTGGACTTCAGCAACGCCCGTCCGTGGGGCTCGCAGACCTACGACAGCGACGCAATGGCGATTAGCCCGGTGCCCGGTGCATTCCCTTACGAAATCCAAGGCTGGCTACGAGAGGACGAAGGCAAGGCGCTCGCAAATTTGGCACGCAGCAAGCGTGTGCTTGAGATCGGCAGCTACTGCGGCCTGTCGACAGTCTGTATGGCCCGTACCGCGGAGCACGTAACCGCCGTTGATTACTTCGACGGACGCAGCACACCATCGCCACAAGACACGCTGCCAACCTTTCGCCGCAATCTTGAGCGATATGGCGTCGCCGACAAGGTGAGCATCTGTCACCCACACGAGCCGTACACTCTTCCCGAATACGACTTTGTATTTATCGACGCAGCGCACGACTACGAATCCGTTCGAGATGACATCGAGCGTGCGCGAAACGTGCTTGCGGACGGCGGATTGATTGCTTTCCACGACTATCACGAGCCGGCTCACCAAGGCGTCACCAATGCGGTCGACGAACTCTTGAGCGATGGCGGCAAACTTATTTCCATTACCGACACTTTGGCTGTGGTTGCACCACCGGCCTACATCCCCTTGGAGGTCTAAAACATGGCCGACACAACTTTACGCTACGGCAGTCCCACAAAGGTTCCTTACACGCCATCGGGCGGCGCAATTGCACAGGGCGAAGTCGTCGTGCAAGGCAGTGTCACTGGCAACACGGGCGGGCTCGGCCTGATCGCCGGTATTGCCGAAGTTGACATTGCGAACAACGCAGTCGGCGCTCTCGCTATTGGCGGTGGCGTCTATGACGTGGTGAACCTGAACAACGCGGCTACTGGTGCCACGGTGTACTGGAGCGATTCAGTCAATAAGGTCACGAGCGTTTCGACCAACAATGCCAAGTTTGGCTACATCGTCGCTAGCGGCGGTGGCGGTGCGAATTCGACGGCGTTGGCGGTTCACGTTCCTTATGCCGACCAAGTGTAACGAACATGCGACTCGCGGACGCTCCAGGCTGGCTGAACTCGCGGCTTAATACGGTCGCAGGTTCACCAGCAGTCACGTACCGGCGCGGCAACGACTCGATCACCGAACTGGCGGCCGTTCCGGTCGAGACGCGACATACAGAGATTGGTGATGAGCCAGCGAGCTTTACGGCGCGGGATCGGGACTGGATTGTCTGGGTCGAGGACTTGGTAAATGCCGGAGAACGATGGACCCCAAAACGTGGCGACGAGATCGACTGGACGGACGCCACCGGCACATTGCGGACGTTCCGCGTCCTACCACGCACTGGCGATAGATGCTTTCGGCACACCGATCAGACGATGCAGCAGTACCGCATTTACACACAGGAAGGCACGCCCAACTCGGAGTAGTGAATGTCTAAGTCGGCAGAGTTAGCGCAAGCGATAGTTGATGCGATCAACGCTGCCACGCTGCCGATTGCAGTCGACGCGAAACGCAGGAGCACGCCATTTTCAGAAGACGACCAGGAGTTGGCCGATGTCCAAGTGTCCGTGTACGTGGGAACGAAGGCAACCAGCCAAAACACCCGCGGGACACGCCTGAAAGTTTACAAGCCGGTGGTTACAGTCACCAAGCGGCTGACGAATGCGGCGGATGCAATTCAAACCGAGGAAGCGGACCAGTTGATTGATTTAGTGAACGCGATCGAGGAAGCCGTAGGAGTGACGCTGGCCGGCTGCGGATTCCAGAAGTTCGATGAGGAACAGGACAGGGATTCCTACAACATGGCCGCGCTTCAGCTATCCGGTTGTTTTGCGGTGCCGATTGTTTTGGAGTATTGGGGCGAATGAGCTACATCAACGTCACCACCAAGATGTTCTTTGACCGGGCGGGCATCATTGCCGCGATGACGGATAAGTCGCGCAAGTGCCTATCGAGCGCGCTGGCGTTCGGCCGCCAGGTGATGAAGCGCGGCATGCGCCGCCGCAAGGGCGTGTCGGCTGTTGGGGACTATCCCAGCGCTCACAAAAACTCCCTGCTCCGCGACTTCATTTTCTTCGGTCTCGATGTAAAGACGCTGAGCGGCGTGGTTGGTCCGACGCTGCTGCATCGTGGCGGGTCGGGGATGGATCGGGAGATTGTGTCGGGCGCAAAGACGGTGCCGGAACTCATTAACGAAGGTGGCATTGTGATTCGCCATCGCGCGATGGGCCGTGGTCGGACATTCCGTCGAGTCGGCACGGCGCAGAAACAAATCTACAAGCCGCGTCCGTTCGTCGCGCTCACGCTGCCAAAGACTGCGGCGAAGCTGGCAGACAATATGGCAAAGTTTCCACTGAGAAAGGGAGCCTGATATGGCAGCTATATCGCAAACCCCTGGCAGCGTCCTTAAGGGCGCGAGCGCTTCCACCAATGCTGGCACGGCGGGCGGGACACTTACGGCCGGGATGCCGATCTACATCGACACAGCCGATAGCAACAAAATCAAAGCCTGTAAGGCAGACGCGGCGGGGACTGCCAACTGTGATGGGATCGTACTCAACGGCGCATCTACAGGACAGCCGTGCGACTATCAAAGTGTAGGTGACATCAATCTCGGAGCGACGTTGGTGGTTGGCCAGGTCCATTGCGTGAGCGCTGCCGCGGCTGGCGCTATCGTCCCTTATAGCGACCTGACTACCGCAGGCTACGTCACAGTGTTGGGCGTGGCTACAACCGCGGGCAACCTGAAGCTGAGCATCATCAACAGCGCAACGGCTAAACCGTAAGGATGAAACATGGCAGAATTTCAATTCGGCAAAGATGGCGTTGTTTATTACTCCGCCACACTGTTCACGGCCACTAGCGGCAGCGGCAGCGCTTCGACGTTACTCGCTGGTGCTACGGAGTTTGATAAAGTCCGCGACGTGACGCTCGCCATGCAATCCGACTACGTGGACCCGACCACGCGGGCGCTGGCCAAAAGCGGCTGGAAATCCGAAGTGCCGACCACCCGCTCTGCTCAAGTCGACTTCGTGATGAACTGGATCGACAACAACACGATCTGTGAAGTCATCCGCGACTCGATGCTGAACAATACCGAAATTGCCATCGCTGCGCTAACTAACGATCGGGCGTCGAGCGGTGCCCAAGGGCTGTGCGGCAACTTCATCGCCAGCTTTACGATGAACCAACCAATCGGCGATGTCATTACCTGCGATGTATCTTTGCGACTTTCGAGTATGCCGCACTGGCACGAGGTGACGTAGTGGCCAATGAGATTACGCTTACTTCATCGCTGGGGGTTACTAGCGGCACGCTGAATGTCTCGCAGTCGAGCAGCAAGCAGATTGACCAGACGAACAAGGCGGCGCTGGTCAAAAAGGTCAGTTGCACCACTTCCGACACCGCGTTGAGCTTCACCGGCCTAACTGCCGTGAAGGCCATTCAAATCGAGAACACCGACGCGACGAATTACGTCACGATCGGGCCGGACGTAGCCGGCGCGATTGCTCCGTTTGCCAGGCTCTACCCAGGGCAGAACATGGCCGTTCCGCTCACGCCTAGCATCACGGTTCGTGCGCAGGCTAATACCGCGACCGTGATTATTGCTTTGATGGCGGTGGACACCTGATGGCAACCTTCAAAGACAACAAGGGGCGCGAATGGACCCTTGAAGTAAACACGTACACGGAGTCATTGGTCCACAAGGAATGCGACCTCTACCTGGCAGACGCCCATTGGGAATTTGGCGACGACCAGCAGGCCGACCCTAGCCATTTGCTAAAGCGTCTCGGCACTAACAATGCCGCAGACCTGTCGATGTATGCCACAATTATTGAGGCGCCCTGTCGCAAACAGATGGCCGAAAAGGGCGTCGAGCTGTAAGACT